GTACCTTTTCTACGATATAGGTCTAATATATTTTTAACAAGGAATGGTATGATACTTTCTTTTAACTCGAGGTCAGCTAAATATTTGTTTTTATAGAAAATAAGTAAATCTTTAAGTGTACTATCGATATCTCTATATTCAAAGAATCGACGAGAAACATAAGTTGACTGATTAGAAGATGTTTCCATCCACTTATAATAATCACGAGCTAATTGAACCAGTTCAGGCCCATCTTCACGATAGATAGCAGGGAATTGCTGATTAATAAAAAAGCTTATACTTTTTTCTATCTGTGAATAATCTTCAGCCATTCTTTATATTCCTTTATTAATAGCTACTACTTGAATTGCTATTTGTTAATGTTCCAATTGCAGAAGAAGATGATGTTGTACCAGAAGCTGGTTTTTCATCAAGTAACATATTGACTTGTACATCCTCGTCTCGTATAATAAACACACGACCTTGTGGTGCAGATATATCACTCTTCTTAGCGCGAACCATAATTTTAATTGCGCTGCCATCGAATGCTTCAACTTCAACTGTATTTAAAGTCACTACACCTTTAGTATAATCTACTGTTCCAACATTTGGTTTAAATATTGAAGGATTTGTTATATCATCAATAATAAACATTAAATTACCTAAACCATCATCTTGTATATAAACACATGTTCCATCTACATCAAATGGTGTACTCTTTACTGCAGGTTTATATTCACTAAATCCATTTGCTTCTCTAAATGGATATGGTTTAACTAATTCAGTTTCAAATTTAAATGATGGTGTTTCTTTAGTATTAACTACTGGACTCCAATCAATAATTGGCATAATAGTTAATGCTGTACTTTGTATTGCAGTATCAACAGCATCAACTTTAGCAGTCAGTTTACTTCCTCGTAATTTTGTATTAAAATCTTCTAATGTGTTTTCTGAATAATCATTAATTGCAGTTCGTACTAATGGCTCGAGTTCGTCTTTTGATTTTTCTGTACTCTTATTACTATAAACGATATCAGCAACAACATCTGCATATATAAATTTTGTTTGTACAAATATTGGTTCAATACCTAACGGGCTCTTTTCTGCCAAATAGTTAATATAAGTATTTGCAAGTGTTGAACTAATACTTGTTGTTTCTGAATCTAAATAAACTGAAACAGCAACACGACCAAATTGAGGTGGGTCAAGCTCTTCGCCACCATAAGCACTTACTGCTGTAATTTCTGGAAATGCTTGTTGTAATAATATTTCATAATCTTTTGAAGTCACTGCGCGCTCTTGGACTGCTAATGATTTAGGTGCAAAGTATCGAATAGATTCCATACTTTCGCGCTCTAATCCTCCAGCAGCTGCTGAAATTGTTGTAACAGAAATTGAAGCCCCATCAATAAAACTTGCGCTAAATGAGTCTGCACCATTTGCTAATTCACCAGATGTAATACGATATCGTACCCTTACATCCTCAAACTCTTCTGGCTGTAAACCAAATTCGTTTTTACCAAAATAAACTGCATATCTGTTATCTAAATATGGCTCTAAATAAAATACTTTATCGTCTGGTCTAACACCATAAATTGTATTAGCTCGAGTAAAGATATTTCTATTTTCTGTTTCTTCAGCATCAACAAATACAACGATAGAGTCTGTATCAACTTCGTCATTAGTTAATTGAACACGAAGAACACCATCGGCGTCAACAATAAATCCTTCTCTTTGGAACGATGCTAACATTGACCCTTCAAATATTTCAACATTATCTGCTATAAATGTGTCGGGTGCTGTTCTTCGAGCAACGTATGTTTGATTAGTTACAAATGTAAATAAATCACCTTGATAGTTTGCAGAAAAAGTAGTATAGGTCGGAATAGTAATTGTGCTATTTGTTTCATTTTCATCTGTAATTGTAACTTGAACAACAGCTTTAGCAGATTTACGAGACCTTGGAATATAGTTTAATTCTTTTGCATGAGAAACGATAGAGTTCTTTAAGACGGCCGAGTCAAGAAACATCTCATTCATTGTCATGTTCGTATAATAATTATTTTGAAAAGAGTTGAATGCTAATACATCAAGTAATGCACTCATGTTTGAGCCTTCAAAGTTATAATCTTTGAATTGCGTCTGCGTCTGCAGATATGCTTTCAGCTGAGTTTTGATAGAATCAAAATCAAGCTCTGTAATTGGAGTTTTTGGATTGGCCATCTTATCTTATCCTTTCTAATATTAAATCAAGTGTTATTGGTCTATCAACATTCTTGATATAAAACTGTATGTTTACATTAACTGTGTTATCATCATACCTACTACTTGCAGTTACATCTATAATTTCTGCTCTCGGTTCGTATGTTCCTATTGTATCTTTACATCTAGTTTCAATAACTTTTAAAACACCAGGCGTAATATTTTCAAATAATAATCCTTTTATACCGCCACCAATAAATGGTTGCATTAACCTTTCGCCTGGGTCTGTTAAAATTAAATTTTTAATGCTTTGTTTAACTGCATCTTCGTCTTTAAGTAAAGCAATATCTTTTGATATAGGACTAATACGCAAATCTTTATGGAAATCAGTATATAAATTCGGCTTTTTAGTAACCGGTGTTTTTGTACTTATTGTCATCGTACTATATCTCTTGTATCTAAATGTATATGATTCTTATATATTAT